TTATAGTTCAAGTTTAGATAGAATGTTACCAGTCTCATCACTGGCTCGCTTGGTTATATCACTATAAACATCTAGCGTCATAGAAACATCTGCATGTCCCAAATAAGTCTGCACTTGTTTAACGCTTGCCCCTTGATCTAATGCTAATGTTGCCCATGTATGGCGTAATTTGTGCATAGACAACCCAACCGCTACACCATATTTATTGCTCACATCATGTAGCCACTTATTAGGACGCATGACTTGCAATGTCTTACCCTGATTATTGAATACAAAATCATTATTACTATTATAATGACTGACTTCATACCAATCAGACAATACAGCCAACATTTTATTATCAATTTTGAGAGTACGCTTACTAGTTTGACTTTTGGGGGCTTTGATATACGTACCACCATTAAAGCCACGCCCTAGCGCCTGTACAATGCTTATATAACCGCCATTAAAGTCTACCTGCTCCCACTGTAAGGCAAGTAATTCTTCTGTCCTCATACCAGTCATAGCACCCAATCTAAGCAATGTATAGGCTTGCTGATTGATGTATTTGTATTGGCTATCCAAAACTTCTACAAAGGCTTTAAATTCATCAACGTCCATAAACTGCTTACGCTTATTGACTTGTCTACGTTCTTTAGGCATCTCAATCTTCGTAAATGGGTCAACTGGTATCATATCCATACGCACTGCGATATTAAGCAAGCGTCTTAAATATCCTGTTATTTTGCGATAATGTAATATTTTGCCTTGCATTGTGTTAATATATCGTTGTAAGTCTAATGGCCTAATATCAGTTACACGTGTATCACCCCATGCAGGAATAATATGCACGTTGAATACATTCATTGTTTTATTGAGTGTACTTTCTTCAACGGTGTGCTGGTATGTTTCTAGCCACATATCATACAACTCTTTAACGGTCATGACGTTGGGAGTTGTTTTTTTATTGTATTTGCTCTGCCCATTGCTAAACAAAGCCACCTCATTATTAAACCACTGTTGCGCACTGCGTTTACTGTCAAAACCTCGTTTCTTAGCTCTTGCTTGTGTTCCATCTTGATGCCTACCAATATAGCCCACAACCTCATAGACTTTACCATGTTTGCTATCAACTTGTTTTATCTGCATTTTTTTACTTCCTTTTGATGATTGAGCCAAAAGGTCAAAATAAAAAAGCGTGGTAATTTCAAACTAACACGCTTTCATTATTTCACACTATTTGACTGGTTGCACGTTTTAATCGTAGTAATGTTTCACAGCTTCATCAATTTCATCACGATCATATCTGATACCATGTTCTGTCGGATAAGCCTTTACCTTGCCATTCTTAACATAATACTTCATGAACGTGTTATCAGCGACACTGATATATTGATGCGCTTCATTTCTGTTTAACCACTTTGGCCAACGTTGTAATTGTTGCATAATATCTTCCTCAACTAATCTTTCTTGCGTTTAATCGTGACAAAATCATAAGTGATAACGTTGTTACTATCATCAGGACTAATCGTGACAATCTCATAAAAATTACCGTCTGCTAGTTTAACAATCCACTGGTCACTAATTGGCTTACCGTGCCTAACAACAATCGTGGTTGTATCTTCGTATTTTGTGGCTTGTACGCTATATTCCTGTTCAAAGGTTCGTTTAGTCGTCTTATAATGGCGTGTAAACTCACCCTTAAAATCGCCTTGCTTCTGGTTGCCTATATCATCTTCAATAATTTCAAATGCACCAAAAACGGCTCGCTTATTAAAATCTGTTGGCTTATATTTATCATTCATCAGTAGCCCCCACAATCTCACTTCTTAGATTCGTCAGCATGATACGAACACCAGTTGAATAGCCATTACTCAACTCACGGTCATAATACATTGAGGTAGCCAATGTTTTAATCAAACGATTATATAACTCTGCATCAACTGCTAAAATCTCATCATCAGTGATTTTCATTTGGATTGATGCCTTAATCATGGCAGTAGCGCCACTAATTAAGCTCGTAAGCGTTGCAAGCTCATTGTTATCATCATCAATATTTAGTTCATCTCGTAGCTCCTGTGGTGTAATTAACGCCATGTGCCACCTCCTGTATTTATTTAATATGTACGTACCCATCTCTGGGTACATGATGTTACTCACCTGCTGGAACACCAGCATAAGTGATAAACTTACCAGCATTAGTGTCGGCTGCCTTAAAGTCTGCACGCAAGGCAACGGCAAGAATACGCTCAAAGTTTTCGTTGTGATCCCATTCAACCGCAACATCAGAACGCATTGCTTCCAATACAAACGCTTTAGGGTCTCCCACAAAGGCTTTTGCATCACCATCAGCGCCCAATACGTCATCAGCGACAATCAAGACATTTGAGCCAAACAATGACTTACCTGATGCACTAGCGATTGAGTCTTGCAACAAGTAACGACCATTAGCATCTTTCAACAAATCAACGGCATTGTAGAAACTTTCAGTCACAATCCATTGACGGTCATAGTTAGCCAATCCCTTGTTAAATGCTGTCTTCAAGGCATCTGTTGTGCTTGCTGACACGGCTGTGGCTGTTTGCAAAATCTTCCCAATTTGGTATTGTTCAGTCAATTCTTTAGCTTCTTGAACATAGGTATTAAGCAATGTCTTGAGGTTAGGAGCGTCCTGCACCATTTCCATAGACAATGGCAAAGCACCACGATAAGTAAGTGCCTTATAGTCAACACCTTTCAAAACTGCATTTGCAATTTCAGGGTTTTCAGCTCGTTCTTCGGCTGTTGTCAAACGTGCTGTGTTCTTTTGCAAGATAGGCAATGTTCCCATACCTGATGTCACAGATACACGATTGATAACCGCTGACAAATTACGAACATCAGTCGGTACTTTTTGAATATCCAAAATCTCTTTTGGAATTACAACGCCTGCTTCTGTGGTAGTGATACCATTTGCTCGCTTTTCGGCTGTCTTCAAATAATGAATGAAGTCACGTACTTCTGTGGTCTCTTGCTTTTTGTTTGGGTCAATTTGCATATTGTTGTTTCCTTTCTTATCTGTGGGTTCTGCATCATCAGGCTTATCATCTGACAAACCTTGTGCCTTTTTAACGGCATCTAATTGGGCTTGCAAGTCATCAATTTGTTTCTGCAAATCATCAACACTGGCTACACCCTTTTGAACATCAGTCGTATCAGAATCATCTGACATTGCCAATGCTCGTACCTCTTTAACTTTGGAAGCCTTTTGGGCTTTTAAGCTACTCAATTGGGCTTCAATTTCACTAACTTTCATCTTTGTATCTCCTATTCGTAAGTTGTAAGCACTGCCAAAGCCTTAGCCTTGACCTCACTCTGTTTCAGGTTCTCAAGCGCTCTTGTGACATTCACAGTAGTGTCCTGATAAGCAGGCATAGCCACTACTGATACTTCATATAAAGCACCTATTTTTTCAATAACACGTTCTGGTGTTTGGTCTGCACCTCTATCCCAATCATCAGCATCAACTGTGAAACCAAAGCTCATGCCTTGTAAATTACCAGCACGGATATTGGTGTAAACGTCTTTCCCTAACGTGGTATTGGGAATATTTAAGCTAAAACGTAATCCCTTTTTATCAGTCTCTAACTGCAATGTATTGGCTGATGTTCTGCCTAACACATTCGCAAAATTATGATCGTATAACGCTACTACATCACTAAAATCAACATCATCAAAAGCGTTGGGGTCAACACGTTCAATAAATCCACCTAGGTTTTGACTTGGTTCATTAAAGACAACGGCATAACCGCCTATCTGACCAATAAAATCATCACTAGTGGTAGCACGTACTTCTAACCCTTTAATATCAAAGGTTCGTGTCTCTTTATCGTTCATAAATTGATAACCCCCTTGTCAATTAGAATTTTTTGCGCCTGTGGGGCGTCCAGTATACCTTTATCCACAAAATTCAATAAGTCTTGCTTCAAAGTGGCATTTGAATAATCTAAAATGCTACTCATATCAAGTGCAATACCATCACCTAACTTACTTTGAACTTCACTCACGATAGGTTCAATGTAGCGGTTTAAGCCATTGACATACATGGTTTGTATCATTTCGAGGTTACTTTGTTGGTCTCCCTGACCATTCAAGTAGCTGTCTGGTACACCAAACGCCTTACTAATCTGCGTCCGTTGATAAATCGCATTGTTTAAGAACTTGGCAACGTCTGCATTGATGGATATACTTTGGAAGTCTGCACTCTGATCTAATACCAAAGTACGACCTGCGTTACTGCCTGTGTTAGCTTTCTCAAACTCTTTACGGACATTCTCTTTGGCTTCTGGACTAACAACCGCATCAGGTATTTTAATCAGTGATGTTGGATTGATAGCCCGTGCTATGGTTGCTAAAGATAGCTTATTGGCTTGCTCCTGCTGTTGTACCTCATTCACAAGGCTTTCCAGTGGACTATGACCAATCAGCTCACCACCATTGACACCATGTGCCATGATTTTAAAGTGAAGCACGCTCTTTGCTTTGTATGTGCCACCTTGATAATCGCCAAACGGTGTAATTTGATAACTCAAGACATCATTTGTTAAATCAAGCATGACGTTCTGGTTTGGGATATATCGCAATTCTTTACCATCAATCACGACAAACGCATTACCTGATAGCAATATTTCTAAAACGACTGTTTGCCAAAAGTTGTATCGGCTAGTCAAATGACTTGGTTTGTTTAGTAGCTCCAGTGACTTAGTATTTAAACCAGTGAACAAAGCCCCTGCAATATCTGCACTGATAAGGCTTGTCACGCTGTATAAATCACTGTTGTGTAAAGCAACATCAGCGCTAATTAAATCATTAGGGACAATATTTGTCCCACTGTCTGCAAAAATAAAAGGCATGTAATTACTAGGTGTAATCATCTGCCTTGTCTCAAATGGATTTTTTAAACTCATGGATTAGCCCCCTTTGGCACTAGGATATAAGCCAAAATAAACAGCCCAATCCCGACTATTAGGAAGCCCAACGGTTTAAATATCATAAACGCACTAACTGTAATTGATATAATACCCAATACAATCAGGGCAAAGGGTACATAAGTCATCATCTTTTTCATTGGCTCTCCTTTCTAAAATGTAAAATCGTTCATGAAGTAGTCATTGACTTCATCTGCGTTCATACCAGCAAATGGGCTTTTGTTCTTCTCATCAGGCGCATTCGTAAATGACGTGAAGTAAAACATACCCTCAAATAAAGCATTGACAATGGCATCAGCCACATCAATCTTTGCGCTGTTGGTGTTCTTATCAATCTTGATACCATTGTTATCTTGTACAATAACCGCATTAGATAAAGCACCAAACATGGCGCTATCATCAAGCATGGTTATTTGTGACTTGATAAACGCTGTTTGTAAGAACTTTGTGGGTTCATTTAATGACTTGATACCCTGACGAACTGGAATAATCAAATACTCATTTTTGACTTCATCTAGTCGCCTAATAAACGTCCCTGTTCCCCATTGGTCGTACAAGATAGCCTTAACATGGAGATCATATTTTTCAATGAACGACAACATGAAATTAAACACTTCATCTTCATCAATCAGCCCAAATCTATCACGAGTGATTGTCGCAAAGCCCTTACTTTCAACGTCTCGATAATTGATACCATCACGCTGTTCTTTGGCTTCAATCGTTCCCAACTTAGCCAATGGAATAAATGAATGCTGGTACAAGTGATATTTTTGGTTGCCTGTATCGTCTGTGTAAGGGAATACAAAGGCTATCGCTGTATCATCATTTGTCTGGCTATAATCAAACCCAATATAGACATCTCTGCCTTGCATATTAAACTCTGGGATAATCGCCTGTGTGAGCAAATCAACTGGTAGAAACGCATTCTCTTTTGCATTCTGCCATCTGTTCATGTTCTTAGTAAGAAAATCAGGCAAGCGACCTTGTGAGTTCAATTCATCTCGTTCAGCCGTCATTTTTGGTATTGCTGACTTGCGTTTACTCTCCAATTCAAACAATGGATTAGACTTCTGCCAAATACTTGGGTCTCCAAAGGCTTCATCATCATTGTCTTGTTCCCATGCTAAAAAAAGAATATTATCAATCTCACGCCACGTCTTTTGCTCCATATATGAACTATACCGCTTATAGTCTGCAAACATTGGACTGCGAACATCTGTCCCACTGGTACTAATGAATATTGTTTGTGAGTACGGTAGGAACGTTTGTCCTGATGTAATTGAGTTGATAAACGAACGGTCTTTGAATAAGTGGTATTCATCAACCACAGCATAACTAAAATGACCAATACCATCACTAGTCGTACTTGATGAGGCACTTAATTTACGCATGGTAGTAGATTGGCTCTTAATTCTCATCTCACGTTGGTTGTACTCAATACCCCACTGCTTAGCCATCTTAGAAAACGTCCCACCTGCTAGGTTAGCCCACTGACTAGACATGTATTTAAACAAGGCATCAGCATGAGCCGTATCAGCACTAGCCACCGCTAACTGTCGGTTCGTTTTAGGTTGCCCAAATAAGAAATTAAACAGGCTTATCAACGCCATCACGGCCGTTTTACCATTTGCACGTGCCATTGATATAATCGCCCTATCAAAGCGCTTACCGCCTGTTTCAGGCTCTTTCCAACCCTCTAGCAAACCAACAATAAACGCTTCATAAGGACTGATTTTAAACGGCTCATGTGTTTCTAAATCAACCAATAATGTACTAAACTTGATAATTTTATCCGTTCGCTCTGCATCATAAACATAGTGAAATTCGGGATCACTTTTAATCCGTTGTAAATCCGATAAGTGGCGTTCACAGGCTAGTTTGATTTTCTCTCCTGCAATGATATGACCAGTCAAGACACCCACAGCATATTTGATGGTTGGTTCATCAGCCCCAAAATCATTGATAACATCTTGATATTGTTCAATCATTGACTACCACCAAACATGTCAGCAATGGCATCAGCATTCAAACTGCCATCATCATCACTAGCCAAATCAATCAGGGTTGCACGAGAACTTGGGCTTAATCCTAACTCACCACCCAATGACTTAACCTTACCAGTGGCGTCATTCAAAACGGCTGTGGCTGGGTTCTTATAGTATCGACCACCATTTTCATAGATAGCCCCAACGTCCTTGATATTTTCATAGGCTTCACGCATAACGCTGTAATTGATACAAAAGGCTTCTAGCGTTGACTTATCCGCTACCGTGATATAACCCAATTTATTCAAGGCAGGCACTAAGGTAGTCCATAATCGACTAGCAACACCAGTTAAATGCTTAGGCGCTGTTTTTGGTAACTGGTTTAATTCTGCATTGGCTTGTTTCAGTGCTTCTGTGCGCTCTCTTTGATAGAAGCGGTCTGTATCATCAGTTGTAATTTTTGCTTTTCTAGGCATTCGCTACCTCCTAACTTTTTATTTTTTATGTACGCCAAAAGGTGAACTAAGCCTTTTGACATTTGATGACAAAACCGAAAAAATAACTGTTCGTTATTAAAAGGAAGCCAGTTCTGTACATCGGTATCCTCTTTGAGTGACATGCGGGGGTTATTTTTTGAAGGAGACCCCACATGCTGACAATTCAAGAAGAATTTTCTCATTGAGACTTGCAACCAATCTCAATCGCTATCCACGGTACGTAAGCATGCCACTGCTTTTTGTTGCACACCCCACCCAACCAACCACGTGTACAAACAAAAAGGACTGAATTTAATCAATCCTTGAGCACTTTTAACCACCATTCACGGCTTAAATGGCTTAATTTATTATCACTTAACTTATTTTCAATCGCTGTCTTGTGATTGTGATGCGATTTAGTCAATAACCACAGATTATCCATGTTATATTGCTCTGTTTTGGTCTTTAATAACCGTCTAGGCACGATATGGTCAACAATCAAGTCACCTGTATCATAGGCTCGACCATCAATGGCATCAACATACATATCACGTTGCTTAATGTACTGACTAATCTTAGTCCACTGCTTTGAGTGATAGAACTCATGTCCCAACTCTTGGCGTTTACTACTATCATAATCACGGTTACGCTCTAGCACATGCTGTTGACCTCGTAGTGTTCTGGAAGCCAATGCCTGTGTCTGTTCACGCTTCACATGATAATCAGCCAGTCGTTTACTGTAATGCTTATCACAATAATCATAACCAACTTTTATCAGCTCTCGACAACCAACTTCGGCACATCTATGTAATCGCATTGAGTACCTCCATCTAATATTGCATACTACTATTATGCCACGGTTTATTAATGAAAAACGGCAGAGAAACGGCAATCATACTGCAATGTTCAAACCAGTTAATGCTTCACTTACGCTATCCTTGAAAGCCTTTTGATAGCTTCGGCATGTTCGCTCTGATAGGTGCATTCGTAATGAGATAAGTAACCATGTTAATCTGTCACGTCTGTCATAGTGCATACGGACAATGTCACGTGTTGTGTCGTCCCATGAGGCTTCAATCCGTTTAATCATGTCACGCTGGTTACGCAACTCATGAAGCACCTGATCACTCTCATATTTGATAACTAAATCTTCAAATGGTCTGCTTATTTTATTGATGGCTCGTGAACCCCCAATGTTGTCATCATCATGTGGTTGCCATTGCAATTCCATGCGCCGTAAGTATATCAGGCTATCAATCACACCACTATAATAGTTTGTCAGCAATTCGTCTGTCTTATCCGCCATATATCACCCAACCTCCTTGAACTTATCCAATAAATTTCTAAGTAATGAAGCAGTCAATGCAGCACGCTCTAATTGACCTGATAGTATTTCTTCTTGCCAAAAAGCATTATTGTAATCTTCCATTTTGTCAATATCAGCCATCAAATGTGCCACAGTAACGTTCAAAAAGTCTAATGTTAAATCTTTGTCTTCCATGTTTTTATCTCCTAAAGTTCAATTTACCTGTCGTTCATCAGTGACACTAAAATGACTCTATATTTTTTTAGAGTCACTCCTAAACTCCTGCAATACCAACAATCTAGTATGATAAGTGACTCTAATGACTCTATTTTTTTCTAAACATATATATAAATACAAAATACTAAAATATAACACTTAATAAATTTTAGAGTCACTCGAGTCACTTAATCTCTGAAAGCGTTGATGTGTAAGGAATTAAGCGGTGACTCAATAATTTTTTTAGAGTCACTGCTGAGTCACTTGAGTCACTCTTTTCCAACCTCTACCAGCATTTCGTCTCGCAATTTTCCAACCATCTTTGTTGTCCATAACATTCTTAATTTTATTGGCAACACTTCGATTTTTAACTAAGTCAATTTTATTTAATGCGTTGTATGCTATGTCAGATGATGCAACCCATTCTAAATCATTATTATCAACATATCTGTTAATCTGGTTTTCAATCTCGTCAATATATACAAAGTTTTCACGATGCTTAGCAAGTTCAATCTCTTGTTCACGAGTAGGATATTGCAAGCCTTTGGTTTTATACTTATGCACCATCTCACCCCAAAATTGCATCACATCTCTCTCATTCAAATCTGTAAATGGGTGTTTAGTTTGTTTGGCTTTAGATGATAGTATTGGCAAGAAGCGTCTGTTCCCTGTTTTGTCTTTCAAATATTCAATCTGGTTGGAAGTTCTAGCTAAAACAAAGTGCTTAGCTCGCCTTACATTCTTATGACCGTAGGCTGGACGATATTCTAGCTCTTCCATTGTGATAAACTTTTTTGTAACATCAAATGAACTTGATGCCGTAGCTTCCATTTCATCATCATTGACAATCAAAGCACGTTGCATTTTGGTATACTCATCTTTGTTTTTGAAATTCTGAATTGTATCAACATAGGCATCACGTCCTAATTTTTTGAGTAGTGTTGTCTTCCCAGTGCCTTGATCACCAACAATATCAAGGGAAAAATCAAACTTTGTCATAGGATTGTACACCTTAGCGACTGCCCCAATAAAAAACGTTTCTGTTATCAAAGTTGTAATTTCATTTTTTGGAGCGCCTAAGTATTCAGGTAAAAAGGTACTCGAACGCTCGACTTTGTCCCACATTCTTTCAGCCTTATCAAAATAGTCAATTTTCGGATTGAATTTATTCTGCTCTAATTGTGAAACCAGTGATATTGCAGAAAATCCCATATTTTGATTGATTGTAAAGCCATAATGACGCTCAAGATAACTGATAAGGAACAATACATCAACATCTTGCATAATACCCTTATTGATGACTGCTTCATCTATTTTAATAGTCTTGGCAATTTCTTCTTCGTCCGTGAAGTCATTAAATTTGAATACGCCATCAAACAAAGGGTCATTTTCCAATACAAGAACAACATTATTCATAACAGTGCCACGTATCGCACCCGCTTTTGTTCTGTTAAAACCTTTATACCATTCTGGCTCATCTGGTAATTGTTCAAAATCATCAGCCATCAGCGTCCTCCCAATCTTCTCTGTTTTTCTCTCTGATATGCAGAACGATAGATCGTTTCAACTTCTTTGTCAGCAAGTGGCACATCAGAATTTGCGTTTACCTTTTTCACAATGGCATAAGCAATATTTGGGTCAACGTTTATTCTCAACAAGTATCCCGATAGACTTACACACATGTTGTTGCGTTGCCCTTGAACAAAACCATTTAAGATCATCTCCCAACGTTCTTTAACAGAATACTTGGGTACTCGTCCAGTCTGTGTACTACCACTTGTGGCAACGTTAGAAGACAAATCAATCAACCAATCAGGCATTACGTTTGCTTCACTGAATGACCTACCCAAATGCTTATATGGCTCACCATTCTTAACAGACGGTGCAACGGTTATCTTGTCCGTGATTAACTCTAATCCTGTTCCTATATTCCGTTTTAGCTTCGATATGTCTAAACCATCAGGAATTTTAAAGAAAACGTGCAGTCCTCTCGGTGTCACTTCAACGGCTTCATTATCAAAGCTGACCGACACACCTGCTTGTCTCAACGTATTCAATCCACTTGTCTGAACAGAATGCCTATCAATATCTAGCACTACTAATCCAGTATCTTTCAATATGATGCCTATGTTGCTGTTAGCCCCATACTTCAAGAACATGTCTGTTAGCTCACGAACGTTATTAGTCGCGTCTAAATGACCTCTACTACCTTTATATGGTGTGTTCGTGCCTTGCGATAACAGATAAACCGCAAAACCTTGTTGTATCAACTCATGACTTTTTATGATATAATCTGAATTGATAAAACTATTTTGAGTCTCTTGAACTTGGTCGCCAAACTTCCGTTCAAGGGTTTTTTTTGTGTCTTCACTCATCTTTTGCCCTGCTTTCTGTCATTGACTGATGCACCCATCAGGAACGCACCACCAACCAAAACTATCATTACAATGACTTGACCTATCCATTCCACCATGTTCATTCCTCACTATTTTCCGCAATCCAATTGTCAATTTTCTGATACGTTGACTTTTTGATAATTCTTTTACGACCTGCAAGAATATCAGCCAACGTCCAGCGACTAACCCCTGTTTCCTCTGACAAGGTGGTTACTGTGATGTTTCGTTCACCACGTTTTCTCTTAAGTTCCAAAAGAACTATGCTACTAATTTCAATCATATTTTCCTCCTATCGCGCAACGTTTTGTTGCCTGTAAAAATAGTATAGCGCAACGTTTTGTTGCTGTCAACTATTTGTTGCCTAAGTCATTAATATTGTGTATTATAATAATAAATAGGTGGTATGAAAAATGAATAGAATATCAGAACTAAGAAAAGAAACAAATACATCTCAAACAGAACTGGCCGAGCTGTTAGGTGTAACTAGGCAAGCCATTTCACTATATGAAAAGTGGCCAGATAAGGGTGGTCGTGAACCTAAATTAGAAACATGGAAAAAACTCGCAGACCATTTTGGCGTATATATTGGCTATATTCAAGGCGTTTCAGATATTAGAAAAAATGATTATACAGGTCTAGCAAGTTCAGACAACGATGTTCTTCTCAATATAATTGATGAATTATATAAAAATGACAATAGAGCTGACAAGAAACTCGTGGAATACATTAAATCCAGCTTTTCACGTAACGTCAATCATTCTATAACTACTATGTACTTGCTCAGATTAGTAGTCGCTTTATTTGCTATTGATACGGATAATAATATGGCAATATATGAAGATTTTGCTAAACGACTCAGAAAATTAAAAGACAAGGATGATTCACTGCATATTGAAAAACTGATCAATAAGAGAATTGAACAATCCATACGCAATAAAGAATTTATAGATGAAATAGAAGCCCAAAATAAAAAAGCCTCTGACGATTAATCAGGGGCTTTTGTTGTTCAATTAACACCGTGGTTTTACCTACATTTGGAAAAAATCTTTCGAAGACAATTAAGGGGGTTGTGAATTACATTATGTATGGTATTATACACTTGCTTCAAAACAACGCCAGAAAATTAAAGGAGAAAAATAATGGCAGTAAAAGTAACTTTTGTAAACAACGACAGTGTGTATATAACTGATGATACGTACATTTCAGCATGGAAATCAGTTGACACCTCAGACGAAGAACCAGGATACTATTCCGAAGGGGGGCGTGTTGGGTCCCGTTTAGATGGTAATTTATTGGGTACCTCTGACCAAATTGTAGGCTTAGAAGGATTATTTGGTTCAGTCGACTGGTTTATGTTACATGATGATAATCAACCAGTACCAAAGGTGTATAAAACAAGTGCGATTTTAAGCTTAGAATCGATAAATATTTAAGCACAATTTTGTGGGGTATCTAAATCAGATACTCCTTTTTTGTTAATTTAAAAGTAACAAATCGTGACCTTAGGTATCTGTGTTTTGCCGACCCCTTTTAACTGGAGCACCGTTTCAGTGCATCAGGTCTAAGGTCGTGTTTTGCGACTTTAGAACCACTACTACGCTATATTGAGGTGGTGATTTACCACACCATCTATTTTCCCAACTATCTGGGAACTGCTTTCGCCACAAGTGGGGCTTTTGATTTACTCAAAAATGAGTAAAAGTAGTTTTAGTCATAATTGTCCAAAACTGGACAACCATGTTTTCTGCCACATCTGGCGGAATCGTTGCCCACAACTGAACAATTATGTATATATACATTTAATCTGTATATTTATGTATTATGTATCACATGCTTTTTTGTGTGTTGTTTGGTCAAACAAAAAAACACTACACTTGTAATGCTTCACGTCTCAACTTGATAAATTCATCACCGTGTTGTGTCATCACATTCAATAACGTTTTAAAATCATTGCGCCATGTTCTTAACTGTGAATAGCTTTTACCTGCTTCACTCACAACTTCTTCCCACGTTATAAACTTATCACTGTAATATCGTTTGATGACTTCGCTATGTTCTGGCTTGATAACTGACAAACAAAATGTAATGTCTGCAATATCTTGCTTGTATCGTGGTTCAACCTCTGCCATTAGCTTCAATCTACCTGAAAAATAATCTCTCAACATCTTATCCGTTCTATCTGCCAT